AGGCCAAGTAAGTTCCATTCCTATAGTAAGTAGTATCACAAATCCAAATACAAATACAGCACTCACAATCTGTTACCACTCTTTGAAGATGGTATTAGTTGGTATGCCATCTTATCTCTCAGTTTATTGACACGTTCTTCATTATACTGCTTGAAGTTTCCTCGTTTCTCAACTTTCTTATAGTAGTGTAATGCGTTGAGGATAATTGCATAATCCTCCATATCTAATTCAAAATTCATGGGTTCCTCGGATCAATTCCTAAATCGTTTAAATATTCTATCCACCAGTCTTGGTCCTTTATATATCTCCAATTGGGAACTTCCTGACCACGTTCTACAACATAATATTCATAGAGAGCATCATCGATAGTCTGTGCGATCTGTAAATTCCTCTTCCTCTTCATCAACGTCTGCATATGCATTGTCCACGAAGGGTCCTCGTTTTCGTAGAGGTTCTTTTCCGACATAAGAGTTTTCGGTGTTAACTGCAGATACCCAAACCGCAAGTTTCATTACTATAAAAATGATAACCAGTGGTGTGAAGCAACCGATTAAAATTACTGGATTCATAATAGTTTATTCTCTTGAAAGTAATGTAATGTATCTTTGAGACCACCAATATGTTTATATCCAATAGCAACTTGAGGATATTCGGCACCTTCACCAAACTCAGAAACAAATGCTCTCTGGGTAAAATGATTATTTAATTTATATTCTTGTATCTGACTATCAAGTTTTTCCAAAAGCATTCTAGCGCGTTCGCATTCTTGACTTCCGTTTGTATATATTACTATTGAATTCATTAGTTTTCCTATGTTAGTTACAGTGTTCTTTCTAATCTATTAGTCGCTTGATCTGGAAAGTCTCTGGGACGACTATCAGTAGCATTATCAGTCTTAGGAGAACCTTCGTTCGCCTTCATAGTATGCTGATAATTAGGTCTTGGGTATCTCATATAGAATGGATCGGGCATCCAGTATGTTACCTGCCATTCTTGATCAGGACATAACTCAAGATGTTTCTCTACGGTATGAGAGAAACTACCGAGTTGAATGTATCCATCGTGACTGATACATCTGCCATTGCCAGCATCAACCAGGAATAACATCTTACTACTCATAGTATTTGTTGCTCTGGATTTAGATTCTTGACAAATTGCACAGGATTCTTTTCAGATTTATGTACCCAATGATAGCGCATCATTTCAAAAATAGGATCCCACATGGTGATACAAACAAAATCAGTCACGTTGCCTCCAATCATCAGGTTTATCTTGCTGAAACCAATTCTTAATATCATCAGCATCAGTGAATCCCGTTTTATGATTGGATGGGTCGGGATCACCTAATCCCATCCTATTCAGAAAATCTTCTGTGCTGCCCTCTTCAATCTGTTGAGAAGATTGTCGTCGTGCTTTTTGCAACCAATCACGAGCAGTAGTGTGACTCTTTGCCAACTTCTCTGCCCAGATCATATCATCTAATTTTACCTCTTCGCCATTTGCAATACATTTACAAATAAACTCCAGTCTTAGACGGTATTGAGTAGATAACATAAAGTTACGCTTCGTTACTTTTATTTATTTTTTTCAATCAATCGTTCTGAAAGTTTTAAAGAACGACGATATATTAGATATTTTACCACAGGATTCCTAGGATTGTTAGTCAACCACCAAATCTGGCGTCTAAAATATACTTTTGCTAACTTTACGGTATAATAAAAAAAAGCAGCAGCACTTTCATCCGTTAAGATGAAGTATGCTACCACTGCAAATATTCCAAAAAATAACATGTATGTTGGATTCATTTAAAATCATTATCTCTGCGTTCATCCAAATATTTTACAACTTCCTTTCGCCATTCCATCAACTCATTATAGCACTCTTGATTATGAGCACATGCTCTGAGTTTGCTGTCAGGTTTTAATACACTTTCATAAAAAATGTAGAATGCATCTTTTCTTTTTAATTGTTTGTTTGTCATTTTAGTTTTTTCTTAGATGACTTTTGTTTAGCAGTTTTTATTTGATTGTTAATAAAATCTACAGATTGTTTGTATGTATTCATCACCTTTATTTGGTTACCATTATGTATAACCATAAACTTCTTACCAAAAGGAACCGCAGCCCACATGCCATCTCTAGTACAATACCCCAAAGGATTGCCAGGATTTGGTTTAAGAATTCCTGGTCTAGGAATAAATGGTTTTAAAAACTTATCCATCAAGTGCTCCTAGAATTAGAATTAATATAAAGAATCCAAGTATACCACCAACAAGAAGTTGTGGTGAGAGGAATGGAATAAAAGAAAATATAGAAACAATCCACTGCCAAAAACTAACAAAGAATGTAGAAACAATCTTCCATACTTCTATAGCAAGAATAACACCACCACCTAAAACTGCAAGTGCAAAAATTCCGCCAGAACTTCCAGATCTTGATGCAGAATATCTTTCAGATTCATCAGAAGAAGAACATGAAACAGGATTACAATTGTTTACACTTTTTGCACCGTACATTGATTTAACTTGTGCAATCGCAGCATCGCGAGTGATGCCAGGAGTATCAAATTCAACGTATTCAAGTCTATTATCAACGGTGGTGATATAAGCACCCCAACGATGAGACATGATGGTGTTCCCCTGATTACTTTAATATTATAGCAGAGTGGAGCAGGGTTTCTGCTCCTGGTGTGACAGTTTTACTTCCGCACTACAGAAATCGCTGGTTCTCCTTGCTGGAATACGGTATCAACCACTGCCTGAACGCTCCTAGCAGTGCTGATACCCACCTTATCAAACACTGGAACACATACCAATCCAAACGTCTTCTCAGCGCCTCCTAGGCGGATCACACGCCCGATGCTCTGGGAAATACCGATATAATCCATATTCCGCATGAATAGAACTGCCTCCAGTCCCTTGACGTTGATGCCTTCAGATAGAATAGAGTGGTGCATCACAACAAAACGAGTGCTATCTGCACCCCACTGATTGAGAGTCTTGAAGAATACCTCACGGGTCACTTTCTTGCCATTGATGATAGCACCAGTTTTGCTGGTAATATACATCCAGTTGTATCCACGTTCATACAACTGCTGACAGAAATCAGACTGAGTTACCATACGCAGAATCTGCTTGGTAGAACGTGCGGCAATCAGAATCTTATTGAGTGAATTTGCATCAATTGTATCAAGAAGATTCTTCTCATCAGATTGCTTGAAATCACCCTGAGGCAATTGTTGAATCACAACCTTAGGAGGAAGGATATAACCTTCTTTGACAAGTTGAGGTGCAGGAATGTTACAGATGACCTGACCATAAACTTCAGGATCATTCATTCCTGGTTTGAATATAGACAACGAATGCTTAGGAGTCGCAGTGAAGAAATAGCAACGATCAGAATCATTACTGAAGAACTCAGTCGCAGGAAAGAAGTTACGCTGCACACTGTTATGTGCTTCATCAAAGTAAATGCAATTTACCTCAATGTCTGCCTCTTGAATGCGATGCAGCGAGTGATATGTGGTGAAGATGATAACATTCTCACCGGCAGTTCTTGCAGTGTTGTTGAACAATGCAATCTGTTCTGGTTTGGTGCTACTGAAATACTCAATCTCACCACTGTGAACGTGCATCACATGGGTATGAGTATTATCAATCACCTCAAGAAACTCTTTGCAGAGTTGCTCTGCCAGAAGAATGCGGGGAGCAACAACAACAATAGTAGAACCGTTATCAATATACTTTTGATTCTCAACAATATCATGTATCATACACATGGTCTTACCACCACCCGTAGGGATGATAACCTGACCCTTGTCATATGCCAGCATTGCATTCAGTGCTTTGCTCTGATGTGGGCGAAGGGTGACGGTCATGCGCTCCTGTTTGGTATGAATATAGTATAGTAGGTGAGGAGGGTGTTGCCTACCCTCCTGTGCCAGTTTCTCAGTTGGATGCTTTGGTAACTAATACATCCTGACTATTGAGATAATCCTTAACCTATGATGAATTAACTATTGTTGGATTGCCTGCATACTGGCATAAATCGACATCCACGTTGACAGGTTGCTACTACTCCTATATGAAGAATTGTAGTCAGACTCTGAAGTCTCTGGAGTGTCATCTTTTACAGTATCTAAGTACCAACTATTCCCAAGTTGTGGTGGCACTAGAGGTCCATTGTAAGTATGGAGATCATCCAACTTAGGCTTTTTGAAGAAATTAAACATGATGAATTGTGGTGATTATACTATAGTGGTCAATTGGAGGTGAGTAACTATAACTATCGAACTAGTTTGTTTATATAATCAAGCACTTCTTCATCTACATCTTCAGTGATAGATGCTTCTACTACATCATCAATAGAGTTACCTTTCAATACACTCTTAGTTGCAGATGCAGTAATCAGAAATGCCTTAAGTTTATTCTTTGTCTTATCTGCTTTCTTCTTTCTTTCTTCAGAATCGATTTTATCAATACGTTTTTGTATCTTTGTATTAAGAGTAGAATTGAATCCTACCTTTAACATACTACTTAATCTATAATTCCCATAACATGAAGCTTCTCCAGGGAAAAATGGTGAATTGATATAATTATCAACTAGATCATCAGGAAGATTGACATTCAAATATAATTCTGGATACAACCGATCGCTTATGTACCTTAATAGAAACCCATCACGATGATTATCATAAATGGCACGAAGAATTTCTTTATCATCAGATGTCTTTGCTAATTCAAGAATTAAGTCTCTATCATTCTCCCAAACAGCATTTCTATTAACATAATCTTTCTTTTCAGAATATTGTGATTTCCATTCAGGAAGAGCATGTTTACTATATGTTTTTGACTTAGTGAATGTATCGATTTCATTTTCAATAACATGTAGAAGTAATTCTTTTTCTGTTACAAATACTGGGTCTGGGGATACTGGTTCTGGTAAACTTGTCTGGTTAGAGAAAAAATTAAACATGAGTTTAGAATTGTGTGGTTCTCTTTGGTATGAATATAGTATAGCAGGTGAGGAGGGTATTATCTACCCTCCTTG